TTGATTCTTGGAATTGTCGCACTGCTGATTGTTGCTGTGCTAAATGTAGCCGTTCCAATCGTTGCCGTACCAGTAGAGGATGTGATGTTTGATCCGAAAGTGATTGCCCCAAGCTGAAGGGGTATTGTTGCTGTGCTGATGGAGGCCGTCGAAATGGTGGCCGTGGAAAGCGTTACGGAAGGGATGGTGGCCGTGCTGATGGTGGCCGTGCTGATGGTGGCCGTGCTGATGGTGGCCGTGCCAACGGAAAGAGTTCCGATGGTGGCGGTTCCAGTGGATGCGGTTAGGCTGGTTCCGAATGTGACAGGCCCAAGAAGACTGCTATTGCTTGAAACTGTGAATGATCCGGTGCTTTGTACGGCATCAATTCCAATCGAAAGAGCCGATGATGTATTGTCTCCGTCTGTGATAACTTCAACAGCACCAGCCGATGGCAGGCCGCTCGTACCAAAAGTCTTAAGAAGCTGCGGATAGCTAGTCGAAATGTTCTGTGTACCTAAAGTGGGCATTTATCCTCCGTGGGTGAGCCGGGAGCGGATCGCATCCCAAACCACACTGACTATAGCACCTATGGAGCCTGCCACAAGGAGCATCTTGGTTTTAAGGTGTTCTAGGGAAGTCACCCTATTGGACAGGTCGCCAAAGTTGGATAGGGAGCGTTCCACCATGCCGATCAGGGTAACTTGACGTTCTTCCATCCTAGCCAGCCGCTCGGCCATCGACCCGAATTTTTCCCGAAGTTCATGGATCTCATCAAGACTCACGACCCCTACCCTCCAGATACTTTAACGCAACGGCCAGATGCACGACAGCGTCCACAATCTCGTCCCGATCCCGACCCTCCTCCACAATGCGCTTGATCGAGCGGTTGACGGATAGCAGGTGCTTCACCTTCCCGATGTACTTCGTTTCCCTCGCCACCGTGTTGTTCTCCCCTGCAAACCTCAACGCCTCCCTGAAACAGGCGTACTCCTTTTGCGTCATCAAGAAACGCAAACTCAAATTGGTGAGCCAGATGGCGACGGTTTTCCACATGGACTAGATCCCCTCCCCGAAAAACACACCCTCACCCTGCGGGAGGGGGGCCGTTTCGCCGAAGCTACTGCGGGTTTTCAAATTCACATCCCCTCCGGCACGGGCGGGGCGACAAACTGGACGGCATCACTCATGCACTATACTGCTTGGAATAGCTCTCTGCCGCCGAGGCCATGACGAACTGCACGTATTCGGCATCCGTAGTGAGCCTCTCGCCTGAATCATCAGGCAAGGATGCGTTCCTTGCCTCACGGGCGGCGGTGATTCCAGAAAGATGTGATGGGTCTGTGATTTCGATTGTAAATGTCATTTCGATTCCTCTTTCGTTAGCTGTTCCTCAATCGCCTGTGCAATCGGCAAAGCCAAGACGGAGGCGTTCAGACCTCCCGCCTTCACGGCGAGGTCGAGGAGTTGCATGGTGTTTTTGGCCTGTTCTTCGGTGAGGTGGATTTGTTTCATAAATTAGGCGAGTGCCACGGATTTCATCGTGCCTCCGTCATTGGCCCAGAGCTTGATCGTGCCTGTGCCGGAGTTTTTCCAGACGGAAAAGCAACCAGAGGTAATGCCAGTGCTGGTCGGATCAGAGGCCGCTGTATAAAAAGAAACCTCCAAAGACCTAGCCGAACCAGTTCCAGCGTTTTCGGATGTGATGGTGTAGCGGGTTGTGTTAGTAGCTAGGAAACCAAGCCGCTCGTAATTTGAGGCATCGGTGTAAGTGCGATAGAGGCGGAAGGTTTGGGCGTTGGTTCCGTTGCGTTGGGCAAGGATATTTGCTGCTCCATCATACCTTAGAAATGGCGCACCTCCGTTTCCTCCAAAACACATAGCCCCACTTGAAGCACAAAACGGGCCTTTTTCAGTTCCTTGGTCGCTTATTCCACCAAACCCACTTGCAAGCGAGATGAATGAGGTACCAATAATATGTCCAGACTTGTTTATATATGCCCTACTACTTCCCCCAACCTGCAAATCCATCAGCAAGCTCGCAGAATTGCTGGCCGTATCGGTTACATTGGCTCGCAAGGCCGTAAACACCACACCTGCATTGTTCCATGTCTGGGCAAGGGTAAAGGCTGGAGAGCTTGAGGTTAGCGTTCCATTGTTTGCCGACAGCGTGGTAAACGCCCCCGTGTTCGGCGTGGTGGAACCGATGGCCGGAGGACTGGCCAGATCCACGCTACTGCCGCCGCCGCCGAAGAAGCCCATAAACTAACCCTGCACTCCGATGACTCTGGCAGTTCCCGTGGAAGTAATCGCCGCAATCGCACCGGTTGGGATGAATGATCCCTCCCAAGTAATGCCCTGACCAGCGGTAAGCTGGATGTCATCGGTCGCGCTGGCCGTGCCGTTGGTGTCAATAAACACAGTTCCGCTGGTGCATTGCACCAGAAGATAGTTGCGGGTGGAGTTGGTGGCGAACAGGGTTCCGTTGGTCGTGCCAGCAGTCAGAGTTCCGGTACTGGTGGTGCCACGAATGGGCGGAATCCCATCGGCCACATCCGCCTGAAGCGTGGTAAGCAACGCCTCAATCTCAGTAAGATTGGCGTTAATCGACATGGTCCCGCCGGAAAGCGGTCCCAAGCTCTCAATAATCGTGTTCCACTGGCGGCCCATTATTTTGTCTCCATTGCGTCAACTGCGCTCTGCATCGTTGGGGTATTAGGGTAGATGGTTTCTGGGAAGTCGTCAACGCTCTGCTCCGGCTTGCACCCGGCAAGCAGAAGGCAGAGCGTCAACGCCCTAACCACAAATTTAGTCCTTGCGGACGTAGATTGCGATAGGCCCACCGGACGACAGGATCACTTGGGAAATATCCCCAACAACCGTTGCCCCGCCAGCCATGGCGAGTCCTGTGTGCGTCACGCCACTGATGGTCAGCCCGATGGTTCCAGCCGAGAGAGCCGTCACGCCATCGAAAGATCCATCATTGGTGGAAGCAGAGGTTGCAATGGTCGTCCCCGCTTCACCCAGAGTAAGTCTGGATAAAAGGCGCATTAGCTGTGCAACGCGATGCGGTAGGAAGTGCCGTTGAGGGTCACGTTGAGCGAAGCCGGAGCGGTCGCAACGGTGTTAACAGTGCCACCGCTGGAGCTTGCCGTAAACTCAATTACGTTCTCAAAGGGCGTACTCACGATTCTTACAGTTTTATTCTTAGCCTTAATCGGGCTGCGAAATAACTCATTTGACATATTTTTTTCTCCTTAGCGTTTCACGTTTGATGCTATCTGGCGTGTACTGACTTTTGAATCTACTGCCAAGTTTTTGTTCCTGGCGGTAATACCCCTTCATAAGATTTGTTTGATTGACTCCCAGCGGGTTGTCGAGGGGTTCGCCAACCCCCACTAGGCTCAATCTTTGTGGCACTTGGAACCTTTTAAGGTAACGCGGGACTGAGTCCCGTTCCGCCACCGGTTTCTCCAGTTCGACGACAGATCCGTTGCGGGTGTCTTCGTACTGGTAGATCGGCATTAGGCGTAGTTCTCCTTGTCAGACTCCTCGGCCATCTTCATCATCCGGTCTTCCTCGGACATCTCGGGCTTGTTGGATTCTTCGGATTCAGGCTCCTCGGACATCGCATTGCTCACGCTCACGATGGCCATATCGCCGTCAATCCGTTCAACCTTGCCTTCGAGTTCCACCATGTCGCCGACTTCGGGGTTGGCGTTTTCCTCGCCCTCACCGAGTTCGAACATGGACAGAGGAAGTTTAACCATACCTTCTTTCATCGACTTCTCCTTGGTGGAAGGAGCGGGGGAGGTTTTACCCTCCCCCGCCTTCCGGGGACCCATACCGATAATCAGCATGGCTCCCATTAGAATTACGAGTAGTTCGACTTGCTGAACAACACCCGGAAGAACCGAGGGTCGAGCTGCTTGGCGGCGTAGAACGTCTTGAAGGACGCAACAACGCGCTGGCCGTAGGGGTCGGACTTGTCGGCTGCGTCCAGAATCGTGACCTTCGGAGCGAAGGGCGAGCCGGAAGCGGCGACCGAGGACAGGCTCGGAACGCCAAACGCACCACCACCGAGCAACACATTCGCGTAGACCGCGCCGGTGCTGACCGTGGCTTCACCCACGCCGGAGGCGGAGGTGTTGAACGTCTGGACGTTGGTGGAGCTAATCACGCTCACGCCGAACAGTTTGCCAGTCTCGCCCTTGAAGATTTGATCCGGGGCGGAGTAGCTGGAGACCTTCAGCCAATCGTCGTCCTGCTGGAGATCGCGGATAACGGCAGGGTGCGCCACGAGGGCGTAGCCGTCCTTGATCTTGGGAGCGCGGGCGATGAACAGGCTGGTCGCACCGTCCAGAAGGTCGGTGGCGGTCATGCTGCTGTTGGGGGTGGAGGCCGTGCCGAAGGTCGTGCCGTTGGTGCCGTTCTGGGCATAACGAGCGTAGGACTTCACGGCAACGCCAGTGCCAGTGCTGGTCGAGGAATCCTGAACCAGAGCGCGGTGGCAGAGGGTGTCGGCGTGCAGCGCGGCGTCTTCGCCGAGTTGCTTGGTGGCCTGGGCGAGGTGCGAGAAAAGCTCAGTGGCGAGCAAAACATCGGTGAGGATGATTTTGGAGCCGTACTGAACCAGGGTCGCTTCGACCGAGGAGAGCGTCAGATCGCGCTCGTCACCGCTGGAAGGCGTGGTGCCTTCGGAGAGGTTGGCGATAGCGCTGATGCTCGGGTCTGAGAACCGGAAGAACCGGATCGTCTTGTTCCCACCCGTTTTGGTCGGGTAGGGGGTTTTCATAGCAAACTGCTCCATCTGGAGCAAGGGGAGCGCACGCTCCAGCAACGCCTTCGAGAAGTACGTCTGGAACTGCGCGGTTACTGAACCAGTAGTGACCATTTTAGTTATATCCTTTGTTGTGACTAGCCGTTCCGATCAACCTCGCCTGCCATCCTCATCAATTCGCGTTCCTGCTCGTCTAGCGAGAGTTCGCTGAAAGATTTGGTCTTGGCCGGGCCTGACGGTTGGCTGGAAGCCGGTGTCGTCGCTTTTCTGAGTTGAGCGAGTTCTCGCTCATACTCTGCAACCTTCTTCTTCAAGTCGGAGGCGGTTTCCGCCTGGAGCCTGATCTTGGCAATCCCAACCGCATCCTTGATTCCCGCAGGGTAATTGCGGAGGATCGCGTGGTTTTGCAGCATTTCGGAGACGGCCTTGTAGAGCGAGCTATTGGAATCCTTGAGATCGGGGTTGGCCTCGACCTCCTCAAGCAGGTTTTTGTCCCAGGCCGACTTTAGTTCGGTTTGGGTTTTCTGCTCGATTTCCTTGCGCTCCTCAGTCTCGACTTCGGTGGCTTTTGTCTCAGCGAGCTTTGCAAGATCGTCGCGGCCTTCTTCACGATAGCTCTTTGCCGCCTCCCGGTAATCGTCCGCGCTAAAGCGTCGATTTCCAGTTTTCGGCGTCTCAGAACCAGGCTGCGAAGCCTCCCGCTGGGCTTTCGCCTGCTCGATGGCTTCACGCTCTGCCTTGAGTCTTGCTTTTTCCGCTCGGACATCTTCCCACTCTTTTTCGAGTCTGCCCTTGGCCTTCTCGTATCGGGACGGCTTCTTTTGTTCGGAAGCCGACTCCGACTTGTCTTCTGAAGGTTGCGTTGTTAAAGAACTTTTTGCCTCTTCGGATTTCTCCTCAGTGGCGGAAACTTCACTCGAAGCTTCCTGTTTGGTTTCGGCTTCCTCGGCAGGCGCGGGGTTCTGCTCGGTATCTCCGCTGGCCTTTTCGGGTGCGGGTGTTTCAGCTTTGGCTTTTTCGTCTTCCTTGGGAATGGGATTGAAGTCCCGTCCCTCGTCAGCCGCCTGCGCCATTGCCAGAATATCCGTCTCCGTCAGGTTATTCGAATCAGCCATTTGACCCTTTCTTACACCCATTCGCCGGGAGTCATTCGGCGGTGAGGTTAATCGGCTACTGGTTCATCCGATCCATCCCCATAGCCTGAGATGGCGGAGTTTAGTTTTTGGGTTGCGAGCGATTCGAGAACCGCGACACAACCTCTAAACCCTTTAGCATAACCACAAGCCTCTGCAAGTTTCTGTCCTTCTTTCATAACTGCAGATGAGTTTTGGCGCAGGGTTAGATTAAGCAAAATAAGGCTGATACGCCTGCCGGTGGGTGTGCCAAGGAAGGCAGTCCAAGCCTTCTCGTCCTCATCCTCCCACTTGGGTTCGTCCACCCATTCCTGGTTTCGGATGAAGGCTAGGATAGCTTTGATCTTTCTCATTAGAATTGTATAATAGCCTGATTTGGCGCAGTTTGAATTGCTTTCATATCAAGTTCCTCAACCGCCCTCCTAACTCCTGGGCAATGCGGCCAATCCCAATCATCAAGAAATATTGCACCTCCTGGCATCATGCGCTCGCGCAATTTAACAAGAGAATTAAGCGTTGACAGGTAAAAATCAACATCCAGATGCACCATCCAAAACCCGCTTTCATTTCCAATTGTTTCTGGAAATATTCCCTTTCTGGTTGTAACATTCTTTCTGTTTCCAAGAATTTTAAGCACATCAAACTGGGGCTTAAATTCACCAACAACATGATGCTCTGATTTTTCCCAGCATTCTTCCGGCATACCCTCAAATGTGTCATAGGCAAAAATTCTTGCATCAGTAAACATATCTGAAAGAATGCAGGTAAATCCGCCGTTAAATACACCCACCTCTCCAAACAAGCCGTCCGTCTTTTTTCGGCAATGAGCCAAAATAGACTCTATTTTTTCCCCGCTTAGAAGAGTAATCATCCAGGCATCGGAGCGGCGGGTTGTGCGGCCTGCGGAGCAATCTGCTCGGCAGCACGCATTTCCTGTTTGGCCGCATCACGAAGCTGTTTCTGGATGGCGCGGGATGTGTTGGGGTCAACCTGCTCCAAGGCAGCCAAGTGCTGCTGGAGGTGCTGCATGATCGCCTGCATGGCAACTTGGTCTACGGGTTGCTGGCGAGCTTGGGCTGCCTGGTTGAACTGGAAGAGAACTTGGATATGGATCTTGTGATCGTCGGAAGGCTTGATCTGGACTGGGAATCCGGTGGCGAGCATGGTCGCAATCTCAGTCGCCTGATCCTCGCCCTGGTCGCCCATTCCGGCTTGAGGGTCTTGGAACAGACGGCGCACAAGGCTGGGGTCGTCCTGTTCGATGACAGACTTGACCAGTTCGCCCTGATTGACGAAAGGATTGCCCTGGAACATCTGCATCCGGGCGACAGCCTTCTGGAGCGAAAACTGGCGGTTGATAAAGTCCAGTCCACCCTTCGGCTCAATCGAGTATTCCTCGTGGATACCTTCGGGCGGCATCGCACCGGTCTCCTCGGCATAGCGGAACATAAGGTCACGCTTGTTGTACTGGACATAAAGCGACCAGCACTGCTTGAAGAGATGGGACAATCCCATTCGGAAAATGCGGTTACGAAGATCGCCTGAAGCAGCGGCTTGAGCCTGCAATGCCGAAATCTCGGTGGCGGTCTTGCGGTCGGAAACCTGGTACTGCGAACCAGCCCCGAAATCGGGATTGCCCATACGGGCTTCGGCAAGCATCCGCTCCTCCAGCATCAAACGCTGGAAGTCGAAGGGAGGTTGGCTGAATTGCACCGGCTTGAGACCTTGCGGAAGGATCTGGCCGGGCTGCATCTTGAGGTTGGCAGTGTTGAGGCTGATCGGATTCTGAGCTTCGAAAACGGGTCGGTTGGCCAGTTCAACGTAATCACTCAGGCTATTCTTCAGCTTGTTGAGTAGATTCTCTCCAGGGAGGAGAATTTCTGCAACTCCCCGTGGACTGTACCAACCGCCCCCTGTCACTTCATAGGGGAAATCAACGAAAGGAGGTTCGCCGTGGCGGTAGGGAAGGATGAACGGTTTCCTTACATCCTCGGTGACAACCAGCGGACTATAAGTTTCGACCCTCCATCCGTCCTCGGAGGGCGTATACATTTCCCAAAGAATGATGCGATCATTCTCAGCTTCTTGGGTAATTCCCTCACGGCGGTAAATCTCGTCCTGAATCTCACTTCGTAGGCCCACCGATTTGGACGGCTTACCCGAAATGATCTTGATAAAGTTTTCGTCCTGCTTGTAAAGGGGATTAGCCTTATAGGAATCGACGCTCGTGGAGATGATGTGAACAATGAAATCGGCATCTTTGAATTCTTTGGTGTACGAAGGTACGATAATATGGAAGGGATCAATCGCCTCGAAGTCAATACGCTTCTTGTCCTCGTTCCAGATCACCTTGGAAACCCCGCGTCCATAGAGAAGGATATTGTCGATGACGGAAACGATCTCCTTCTGGAAGTTGGACTTCTCGCGCATCTGATAGTCAAACCAACGCTCGGCGGAAACGGTCAGAGGGGTCAACTGCTGGCGCATCGGGACAAAGCTGGAAAGGATGTCGTTGCCGATGGCGGAATTGACGAAGGAAGGCTTTAGCTTCTCAATGGCCGTGTCGATCAACTGAACGTGCAGATCGGCGGCAGTCGGCCAAGGCTTGACCTTCCGGCGGACACCGAAGTACCGGGCCTGATAGAACAGCCGTTGCCGGTTCTCCCAGGTCTCGCGCTGGTTGAGAGCTTCGATAATCCTGACGTAGTAATCGTTACGGCGTGTGTCTTTGGCGTTCATTTCTCTCGCTCCCTGTTCAGTTCAAATTGAAAATCGTTGATATAATGCAAAGCGCGTTTTGCCCATGCGCGGGCGGCAGGAGAAGAATCGCGAACAGCCGGGTAGTTCTCATCGCGCATCAGAGCCTCAACGGCCCCGGTCGTGTTCGTCGTGGGATTGGTTGTCGCGCACCCACCAAGCAACAGTGCCAAGATCGCGATCAATGGAATCACGGTTGTTGCGCCACTCGCCCTCGGCGCGGTCAATGCGTTTCTCTTTCCAACCAGGAATGAGGCGAAGGATCGACGCGATGATGTTGAGAATCGCACCGATCACTTAAAGTTATTTAATGTGAAGCCCGAGCGTCTTGAGGAAGTTGACAACCTTCTCCAACGCCGAATCGTCGGCGGGGGTCGGGGTCAGCTTCACAATGATACGCGCGGCAAGCACGATGCCACCCAGGGCGGCAACAATCTCAGTCCAATTTGCAGTGATCCAGTTCCAGATATTCATATTAACCTCCTGCGTCGAAGCCAGCCATAACGGGATCACTCGATTCCATCAAGGCTTGCAATGACCTCCACGTTGGCTTTTCCACCGGGAAGGTCAAGTCGAAACTGATATTACCACCATCAAGGCAGAGGGCAAGGGCATCGGCTCGGTCTGGGCTGGCGAGTCCCCTGGCTCGCATCGAATCCTTGGATTCAACACCCAACTTGCCCTTGGAGTTAACCAAGCTACGGCGGCAGGTCAGTTGCGCTGTCAGTTCGTCGTCTTCGGGCAGGATGATTTCAGCCGCCTCGATCTTCTTTGCCATCCCATACCACATCTCAGCAGCGCGGTTGGTATAGGCATCGGTGTCGTAAGCGGTGGAGCCAAAGTTGACCCGCTGCACTTCCCATCCGGCTTCCGACAAGGCATCGCACATGGGCATACCCAGGCCGCTTGCGTCAGCATAGATGTCTTCGGCTTTCAAGCCGTGCTTCTTGAACTCGACGATAAAACGGCCTACCGCAGACATGGTGTCCCTTTCGCGCCATGCCGTGATGGGTAGAACCTTGTTCCCATCCCGCACGCAAAGCACGTTGCAGTCGCCACCAGCCGCAAAGTCTACACCGGCGATCTTTGTGCCAGGCTTGAAGTCCGGCGGGCTGGTAAGGCAGTTCTGAAGCTGGTTCAAGTTAATAATCAGGCTCTTGCTGCCGATGTCCACGAACTCGCCATAGATCATGGAGCGGGTCAGTGGGTGCTTCTCTCCGTACCGCTGGATAACCTCGTCGATCTGCTTCTGGGTGATATGAGGGCAGTCGAAGGCGGTCACGGCGTGCTTCTTCCACATATCGGCCTCCTTGGTAAAGGCTCGATAGAAGGCACCGCTTGACCCCCCAGGACTTGAGGCGATTAGCAGTCGCGTTGGTTGGCACCGACTGATTGCCTCGAAGAGGGGGTCGGCAACGGTCTTGGCTTCGTCCACCACCATGAGCAGGGGCGCGGTTTCGTGGTTCTCGGCGTGCCAGCCTTCAGCACGGCCAGGATCGGTCGCAGAATAGCCTATAATGCGCGATGTGTTGCCGTCAGGGTGCAGGTAGCGGATCTCGCCGGATGTGACCTCCCAGGGGCCGCCAAGCTTGGCGATGTGGGAGCGAAGGCTAGGCCAAAGCTGTGACTCAACTTGGCGGAAGACCCCAGCGGTCGTGACCGCAATAGAACGCTTGTAGACGAGCGCGTGCCATATCAAAACGCCGGAAATAACCGTGGAAGTCTTGCCGGAACCGTTGGCGGCGCGTAGAGCCACCCTAGCGTCAACTGGCTCAATATCTGACAATACATCCTTTTGCCATTTGTAGAGATTGATGCCCAATACCTTATCTGCGAAATACGCAGGGTTTAGCAGTTGCTCTAAAACCTCTTCAGGTGCCTTTTGGGCTGACTTGGGAATACGCTTAGGCATAACCTCTTTTTGTTTTGTGGCGCAATTATTTGGGGGGTATTATGCGTGTGAATCGGTGGCGGGGGGCGTAGGGGTGGGGGTGTCGTGTACCGGCCACTTCTTGAGGCTTTCTTGCCTTGGCTTGCGTCTCCTCATCCTCAAGGCTCGAGGCTTGCCAGAATTTTTTGGCATTGTGGTTGCAATAGGTTGCGGATTATCTGTCGCACAATAGCTATTGTATTTACTATTGACATCTTCAATCGTTTTAACTTCTTTCGCCTCAATCACTTGAGCCTTCTTTTCCGCCCTTCGGGATGCAAGGCCAGCAAGCAGGGCGGCGAATGATCCTCCAGCTGTATGTTCTACGCCACCAGAGACTTGCAACCTAGCCGATGGTTGAGCATAGGAATAAACCCTCTCCGCCATCCATGCTTTCGCCTGCCATGACTTCTCGCCTGCTAGTTCTATTGACCTTAATAGGCCAAGCTCGTGATTTTTTCTTGCGGTTTCCATCTTTCTGCCGAAAGCCGGGTTTCTATGCACCCAAGTTTTAATGGTTCCAACTGGAACGCCTACCAAACCAGCACACTTTTCGAGAGTGAATCCAGAGGAACAAGCCGAAAGGCACTTTTCCTCAATCTCCTTGGTAAATGCTACCTTACCATTCTTTGATTTTGCGGGGAGATTGTCGGGCGGGTTTTCCACTCGCACAACCTACCATAAAAGATTCTAAAAAATAATTGTTGACACAACCAACCCGCTTGGACTAGGCTCCATTTACCAAGGCAAACCGCTAGGCGAGCCAAGGCAAACTAAAGAAAGGAAACGCACAATGAAAACAGAGGACACAAACAGAATAGTAGAGAAGATCGTGGAAGCACTAGGCAAAGGCGAGATACCTTGGCGCAAGCCTTGGCGCAGTGTTGCCGCGCATAATGCAATCAGCGGATCAGAATATAGAGGAGTGAACGCGCTGGTGTTAAACTTGGCGAGTCATTATCCTGACCCGCGCTTTTTAACTTACAAACAGGCCACCGCACTTGGTGCGCAAGTAAGAAAGGGGGAGAAAGGATGGCCAGTGATATTCTATTCCACCATAAAAAAGGATGGAGAGAATGAAGGAGGAGAAAGCACAGGAAACGAAAAGGCTAAAACTTTTCGGTTTATGAAACACTATACAGTGTTTAACGCTTCTCAGTGCGATGGCATGCCTGAGCGTGAGGCAGCCGCCGCACCGGTGGCTCAAATTGTGGAGGCTGATGAGATAATTAAACGCATGCCGCGCGCGCCAAGGATAGTCGATGGATCGCGCGCTTGCTATGTCCCAAGTCAGGACATTGTAAACATGCCGCCAAAAACAGCGCACTGGACAAGTGGAAGCGCATATTATGACACTCTGTTCCATGAGTTGACACACTCAACAGGCCACGAGTCGCGACTAGAGCGTGATTTGGGCGGAAGTTTTGGCAGCGAAAAGTATGCCAAGGAAGAGTTGGTCGCTGAGATTGGCGCGCAATTTTTGTGTCAATCATCGGGCATCAATCGCGCTGAAGTTGAGGAAAACGCTGTGGCCTATTGTCAAAACTGGTCCCGCGTCCTTAAGAATGATCCTAAAATGATTTTCTACGCCGCCGCCAAGGCACAAGCGGCGCATGATTATATCATGAGAAAGGAGAAGGCTTGAAAACCTACTTAGTCGAAGTTTTTGACAAAAAAGATAGTCACGGGCTATCCATGCCGGTACTTCAGTTTGAGGCGACAAGCGAAAAAGAGGCGCATGAAATAGTCATGGAAAGCCTAGGTGTTTATATGACTATGGAAAGCGCGTCATGATCTGCTGGTGCATTTATTCGCGCGCAGGCTCCTTCCTCCTTCGCTTCGAATCGTTTGAGCGTGCCGAGGCGTGGAGAAGGGAAAGAGGAGTCGAAAACTACACAATACGAAAGGAGATTTGGCGATGATCGCAGGAATACACGGAGCCGTTTACTTCGCCCATGGTTTGATTTTGGGCGGGATCTTGGTGGCTTTCGCAATGTTTATCGGGCGGAAATAAAAACAATAAAAGAAAGGAAACATATGAACCAAGGCAAAAAATACACACTCAAACAGATTCAAGAGATATGCAAAAACTTTAATTTTACCCCCACCGAGGGAATCGGGGGCGGAAGAATTGAAATTGCAAAGGATTTTGATGACGATGCTTTCGGGTTTTTTACTCCGAAAGATGGTGGTTATTCTTTCAGATTCTATAAGCCGTAGTCTTCCCTCGTTCCCCCTCGTCACGGAGGGGGACGGAGGTGAGATTCGATAGAATCAACCTAGCAAACGGAACCATGGCCACGGGCAATCCTGGCGGTGGGGATGATTAAGAAAGGTAACACATAATGAAAAAGTATAAGATAATAGGCGAAAGGACGGAGTATTATCAAATTGAAATAAATGCAGAAAGCGAAAAAGAAGCCCATTTAATTGCCGATGGCATAGGGCTGGAGAGATGGGAGGAGCTTGACGGGACATCATTTAGAATTGACGAGGAAAGCACCGAAAAAGTTTAGTCAACCCCCGCCAAGGTTCCACCCCTTGGCCGGTTCACCTAATCCGCCATCCGCCCATAAACGGAAGCGGGGCGATTTGGTTTGACTTATAAACGGTAGCACGGCCTATAAGGAGCCTATAAGGAATGAATAAAGAGCAAATCATAAAAGAATACCTATCTGCCCAGGGTAGAAAAGGCGGGAGCGTGAAAGGTCCGCAGAAAGCCCGGAAACTATCTCGGGAGCATTACGCCAAGGTTAGCCAGGTTCAGCGGGAGCGTTGGGCCAAGTGGCGGGAGCAGAACAAACGGTAGGCTGGCGACTCTATAAGGACGCTATAAGAACGCTATGTCCTATAAGGGATACGAACGGTAGTTCAGCCTATTGAAATACAGCACGCTCGGTTGCCTAAAGGAGCCGCAAGAACGGTAGCTTGGCGATAGGATTCCGCATTTAAACGCAAACGTGGGGGTGCTTCTTTATCCTCAGCCGTTTTATTGATTCCAGATACCTGACCCCGTGGCGAGGCTTCTGGGTGGCAATACGTCGATTTTAAAGCCTTTTTGCTTTTCAACTGACTACCACTTGCGGCACGACCAATACCTAGCCGTCAGCTTGCTAGGCGGGTTGCTATCACACCGATGCCTAGCCCTAAAGCTCTTGCGCCGTCCGGGTATGGACTTCTTAATGGTCATTTTGGGATCGCCAAAGCGGATGGTCTTGGACTTGCCACCGGAACAAGCACGCACCCGAAATTTCTTAGATTCTCCAGGTGTACGCACTGGCCTGTTGCATGGGGATTGTCTCATTGGTTTAATGCTCCTGCCAGTAGCTTAATCTTTTCCTGGTGTACTTCAAGGAACTTTCCCAGGTCCTCCAGGTCATCTGTCAGGCTTACCATGTTCGCCTCGTACACCTCGCGGGAGCAGTCAGCTAATATGTCACCACAGAGTCGGTCCACCTTGCCTATGGTCTGATGCAGGCGGGAGTTCTCTGTCAGGAGAAGCTCGATATACGCCCAGGCTAGGTCAACCCTTGGGCTTTTCACGAAAGCCGCCCTTCTTGGCCTTCATTAAACGCCAAGTGCGGGGTGAAATGGTAGATTGGGATTTAGGGCGGGATGTGCCAGCCTTACGGCGAGCGTTGATATTAGCGTAGAGGCCGGGGCGTTTCATTCCCCCAATATACCACACCCTCCCTGCACGCCCAAGGGCGCGTGTCGGACGTTTATAGCAGCCCTGCGCGTGTCCCTGCGGCTGCCAGCTTTTCTTCCCTTGGGAACACTCAGGCAGTGGATTTTCCTCGGAACCTGCCGTCAGGGGAGGGGAGGGTAACGACATAGGAGTTACCCCTCCCCCTGGTTCCTCGGAACTGTCTTTTGCCTTATTATATATAAGGGTATGGCAGTAGTGTAAATGGCAGGAAAATGACAGGCTGAACTGACAGCTAGAAGCTGGACTGGTTGGCAGTATATAAATCCTTCTCCAACAGTATCTTGCCAGCCTTTGTCAGCCGTTTCAGGTGCCGATAGAAGGTTCTCTCTGAAATCTTGCACTTGTCCATGATGTGACGGCATAGGTCAGATGCCTGCCAGCCCTTGCACCCCATCTCTCCAAGGAACCGCTCGTCACCTATGACAGGTTTGGCTCCCGGCCTCTTTAGGTTGTCAGGGTTAAGGGCGTAGTTGGGTCGGAATAGGGGGTAGTGCCACTGGATGACAAAGGGGTCCATCGGGCTGAAGTTGCGGAGTGTCACGTCACAGGTGAAGGTACGCTCGTCCTCCTCATGGGGTGTCAGTACGACTAGACTGTCAGGGTTCCTAGCGAACACCCCTGACCCGGAGAAGCGGTCGATGGCTTCCTTCGATGACGCATTGCCCTTGGCGAAATGGTGGGACAGGATGACCGATAGTTTGTGCTTGGTTGCCAGTGCCTCCAGTTCGTTCATCAGGCTGGCCATGTCCCCCGCGCTGTTTTCATCGCGGTCGCCCATGAGCATATAGTTCGGATCTAGGACGATAGCCTGGTAGCCCCTGCCCTGGATATGCTTCTCGATGATCGGGCGGATGAAGGTAAGGTCGGCGGCATAGCCCCGGAGCGTCCAGACATCGAAGTCTTTGACCTGTTCGGATGTCAGGTTCTTTGCCTTGATGACATCGCTCAGGCGGTTCCTGAAGCTCCATTCCTGAATCTCAAAGTTAATAAACAGCACCCGGCTCTTGCGGCACTTGTTGCCCCACCAATCCGTGCCGGTGTGCAGACTGAGTGACAGGTCGATCAGGCTCCAGCTTTTGAAAGCCTTGCTGCCACCGCCCAGGAGCAACTTGCCCCCTTGGTGCAGCATCCCCTCGATCAGCACCTCCGGCTCCGGCAACTTCTCCTTGGCCAGATCCTCGTACCTCTTGATCGGCGGCCACTGGTCCACCGGCTGTTTCACCCCCAATCCTACGGCTGGCTCTATCATTTCCCCTCCTTGCAAAACCAGAGAAAGTTCTGGTAGGTTGTGTCGTTTCTTTTTGCCCCCGGAATTCTCACCGGTTGGCTTGGCTTGAAAGTCGCAGGATCGCACCCGAGCGGAACAAGGAAAGCTTTTAGTTGCTCCATCCATTCTTTCTTTGGCGGGTTCTCAAACCAGCCGTGCAGACTCCTCCCGCCAGTGTCGACCACGGCATACATCCTCATCTTGAATAGATCGCGCATGGCTTGGAACACCGCGCCCATCTGCGGCTTGGTCAGCGTGTCGGACTCCACCACCAGGTAGACCCTGGTGTCCACGTTCTCGTTGGCGCGGCTGACCGACCCCGGCACAAACACCGCGCCGGTCGTGTAGTTGCCCACCGGCGATGGCAAGCCCATCCACTCATCCGCCCTGCGGAAATTCTGCGGATGCCTGCCGCTGTCCTTCACGTCCCCGATCCAGATCAGATCGCTCGGCTGCCACAAGGTCAGGAAGCGGTGGTAATCCTGCGCCGGATCGTCCAGCTTGACCGGACTCTCCTCGTACATATCCGCCGGGTCCCAGTTGTAGTGGGTCAGATACCGGCTCTTGTTCGACTCGGCAATCGTCTTGATTCGATCAATTATCTCGCTCTCAGGATCTTTCTCGATCACCAGTTTCACCGGATTATCCAACTGCTGTATCGGCCTGCCCATGCTGTCGTGCAGGATCGCCCGGCGCAGCTTGCGGTTGGCCTCGTCGCGGTATGCCATGCAGGAGGTGTGCCAGCAGAAGATAGTCGGCACTCCGTCCACGAACACGGTGGTGTCGCGCAGCCTGGTATGGCTGGTATGCGTGGCTTCACCTGGGCAGTGGCACAGTCCGTGGTTCTCGGACTGCCAATCCACCTGACCCACGATGGCTTCGGCCTTGCGTTGGTTCTCGTTCATATCAGAAATTCATGCCGGTGATTCAAGGGGTGAACACACTCTCAGGAGGACAACCCGTCGCAGGATCTCCCTGCGCACCACTCCGGCATTGGCTTAGTTTTTACCATTAGTAACTGGATTTGTTCGGACCAAGTCCTGGCTAAAAACTTCTTCTGCACCAGAATCAACCGCCCCGGTGCTAATGAAATTGATTAAATTTGTGGCAGCCTTAAACTCCACCTTGGTAGCATTTTTATTATAAAATTTAATAAACATTGAAGTTCCGCCATCATTAAGTTCTTTTAATTCTAGTTCAATTATCGCGCTCATTTCAGTTTTGACATGGTATCCATTATCATAAGGATCACATCCCTCATCTTGGATTGCTGTTCTGACATATGCTCGTATAGATCTCCAGCCTTCTTCAGGCTTTCCTCAAGTTTTTTCATCATTTGTTCTTTTGTCATTTTATTTCTCCCCCAACTCCATCGCCTTCTTCGCCGCCTCGACGATGTCCTGGGCGCTGATGTTGCGAAGCGCATTGCACCACATCTGCGTCTTCGGTGTCTTGTTGGTCGCGTCCTTGCACTTCTGCTGCGGTAGACCCGCATGAGGGCGGCACGGAGCGTGTGGGCAGGTATCGGGTTTGAATACCGATACGTTCTTACTATAATAAGTCATTCTGTCTTCTGGGGAATACGAACCCCATAGCGACACACAAGGCGTGTCGAAGGCGGCGGCCACATGGTTGACACTGCTGTCCGGTGCCACGACAAAGTCCGCTCCGCTCACAATCGGGAACAGCGAGCGGAACTGCTTGGTTACATTGAACAGGTCGATCACCCTGGGATGATCCACCTTGAAGTTATTGGAGTTATCCAGCCCGATGATGACCGCTTTGTGGTTTGGAAATGCTTCAAGCAACGCCAAGACCGCATCCTGCCCCTGCTTGGGCGGGTAGGTGCGGGTCGGCCCGGAACTGGATACATGGTAGGCAAAGTAGTCACCCTTGATCGGCCACTTGCCCATCTCCATAAGCTCCTTGTGATCCGGCTCGATTAGGTACAGATGCGGACGCTTGTACTTGGGATCAACATCACCGGCATTCATCCAGGTGTAGATGCGGTCGTAGCAGTTGCCTGGACCAGTACCCAGCTTGGTATTGCCAACCTGGCCGGAGAACAAGTCATCGGTCGGCAGATGAGCGTCATAGCTATCCCAGGCTTCCAGCGTAGGCGGAAGCGGGAACAGCTTGGCTCCCAGCCCGGCATAGAGCGGTAGGTTCCTAGCCGGTGCGTACACATCCACGCAGCCGCCCGATTCGTTGACCAGGTAATGCACGAATGCGGTCGTTATGATGGCATCACCCAATGCCCCCGCCCGGTACACCGCCGTGGCACCGCCGGTTGCTCGGCCTGGATAGTACGGCTTGATCTTGTGCGGACAGGGTATGGAGTCGTCCCAAGTCGGCCCCGTCAGTTCGTCCGGCAACACATAGGTGTTGCGCGGGAAAAGCATCGAGTCGTCGACCTTGTGGATTGAGTTGGTTTGGTTGGTCCAGAGTTTCATGGTGTCCTTTCTATTGTGAATCTATTTAGAGTCAAACTATTCCGCCCCCCAGTTATGCTCGCGGGCATAATCAATCGAAGAGCGGTTGCACTTCCATGCAGAGGCAATCTGCCTGGTGGTGTAGCCCTGCTCGTACTGGATGCGCCACAGCCCCCAGCGTTTCAGGACCATCTGCCTTGTCCTGTTACCGCCTCCGCTTTTCATCTTTCCCTTCCTGATCTTTGGCTTGGCGATCTTCAGTGACTCCGGCACCACGATCTCCCGCTCGTCACGAATCCCAGCCACGACCCGCGCCGCATCATTTTCGTTTGCCTTGGTCCGCTCGATACGCCCAATGCTGATTTCGTGGCGCATCTGCTGGATGGTCTGGACTGCGGCGACAAGCCTCGCCTCCAGCACCTTGATGTTTGTCTCGGTCGTGCTGACCCTGTCAGTTAGTACCTGCGCTACTGCTTCCTGTGTGTTCATTCCTTATCTCCTTTGTGATTAAAGCCGCCGCGTCAACGTCCGCGATTACCTCGCGAACCTTGTGCGCCTCGGCGTGGTTTATCTTGTCCCGGTGGCTGGCCAGACTCCGGCGTACCCGCGCCAGAATCTCGGCCAGCCACGCCATGCGATCTTCCGACATTACCGACTCCGCATACGGAACCGGCGAGGACCACCTTTGGGCGGAACCCCGGCAGACCGAAGCGCAATGGCCAGGATCTGCTTCTGCGAGCGCGGCTTGCCGCCAGCCCCGCGAGCCTTGCCCTTGCGCTTGTTGTCAGCGCGTAGTTCACGAATGTTCTTTCCGATGTCTTTACCTAGTGGCATATCACTCTCCTTTTGTTTTCACGAATCTACCGGCCAAGAGATCCAACTCCCAACCGTGCCCATGAAATTTGTCGTACAGCATTTGGTTCATAATCCAGTAGAGCGGCGAGCAGCTTGAGTCCATTAGGTTTCCTGGGTGGCAGTTGTCCATGTCGAGGAACTCTTTGAGAGCCTCGATCTCCAGTCTTGCTACTTGGTATATTGTCACGCTGTCTCCTCTCCGACCACGCCGTCAAACGCCTGTTCTTCGGCGTGGAATACCTGTGTTTGTACCTTGAGCCATGTCGGCTTGGCAACTCCATTCTTGCCTGTGAATGATGCCTCTGTGAATAAGACGTTGTTGCCGGGAACACAGGCGATCCGTCCATTGGCAAGCTCAATGAAGTGATGCGACTTGGTTTGGCTCGGCTCAAGACTATACCCGTCACCATACGGCTCTGCGGTGAACATATAGGCTCCACGCATCCAAGTCTGCTTACCAGCCAGCCACACCTGGCAATCCAGTTCCCGCAGATAGTCGTACTCGATGGTCGTGAAGTTCCAGCCGAAACAGTCCCACCGCTGTGCGTCTCCCAGGGTCCACGGCTCGCCTGTCCCGCTTGGGAACGCCAATGCGTGCAGCGGCAATCCACGGTACAACGCCCCGCACTTAAGCATGACCGTGCAACCCCATGCCCGGTGCGGCACCGAGTACAGCCCGAACCAGACAGCATCCTCCCAGCCGTTCTCGTTGCCCTGTGAGATAAACTTGCGGTTCACCATGACGTACTGGTGGCGCGGAAGGTTGGCGGCGAAGGTCACTTGCGATCCATCCACATTGCCATGAGCGCAATGCCCACGGCAAACATCAGCATCTCGGTTGGGCCTACTTCCATTGTGGCCCCGTGATCCATGCGACCAACGCCCAGCGTGTTCCGAACAGGGGTGCCTTGGCCTTGTGCTTGATCCATGAAGGGAAGAAGTTTGCCGCCCCCTGGTGCGTGGACTTCTCCACCCCATGCCAATCGGCCTCGACGCGCAAACCGCCGCCCACATACTCTTCCGGCCTGGATAGGTTCACCACGCAGGTCAGCTTGCGGTCGCTGCCGTCATAGGTGTCGAAGTGCCACTTGAACTTCTGGAGTGGACGATACCTCAGCACCTGAAGCTGCTGCATATCCATTATGTCGAAGCGATAGTGTTCCGTGTTGACCTGGTCCACCACTGCGGCCAGGTAATTGTAAAGCCACTGGAAGTGAGGTGCCTTGGGTATCCAGCATGACGAGCAGGTCCGGGTGCGGCTGGCAACGTGCGTGCCGTCCTTCGACAACACCGGCGCGCGCGTCATCCCGATGACCTCCGCATCGCGGATGACCATCTCGCACTGCGAGCGGGTCAGGACTTGCGGGACCGTGACCGCCGTGAGGATTTTTTGCTTGAACGGCTTTTCTTGATTTGCAGTGTGCATTCCTTTTCTCCTTTTGCGTATGCCTCCAATGCCTTCTTGAAGGCATAGGCGGCAAGTTCATTCTTGTCATCCCTGATAAGACTCAAACCTACTTTGGCAAGCATTTCAGATGCCTTGTCGTCTATGTCCAAATCAAGTTCGACCATCTGGACCTTGCGCTCTGCGATGATTTTTATTTGTCCCAATTCATCCATTGTGATTTCTCCTCTCTTGATTTTGCAATCAGCCATGCCATGAAGCTTCCGGCGAACACCAGCAACATCAACCCTGCGCCCGCAAGCAGGGCGAACAAGATGACGTGTGCGCTCACCTCGCTAAAGAACTTCAGATAGTCCATCATCTTGTCTCCTTTTAAGCATTTTGTTCAGGGTGGATTGGTCGATGTTCGCCCCGCCCATCCTGCACCAGAAGAGTACGGTGCCGTCCCTGAAATCGTCAAGCAGGTTCTTGATGTTGTCTTCCTCGCGGTAACAGCAACAGTCTTTCAGGCCAGGACGCTTGTTCGCCGGGGTCAGTTCGTCCCCGACCAATACCTTGCGGCGTTGCAATAGGCGCAGGTCGTAGATCGCCCGGATGGCAATCTCGCTGGCAAGGAGCTTCACACGCTCCTCCTGGCTTAGGCGGTTCGCTTCAGCTTTGACCATTTCTTCCTCTTTCCAGAACGATCCTCGGCCCAAGCCGAATAGGAGTTCCATAGTCGCGCCGCATCCAGAGCGTTCTGCTTGTCATCAAACACATCGTCGGCTGGCGGCAATCCGTTGGGCGGCTCGGCACCCCATAGGCGCGGACCAATCGGGTTCTCCATAGCCTCCGTCACTACCCGCCACTTGTCTCCATGCGGGATTACCTTGACAGGAGTCATCGGATCTCCTCTTCCAGCTTCTTGATGTCAGACTCAATCTGGCCGCGAAGCTTGGCCATGTCGTTGGATTGTCCGGCATAGTGGATCATCTGGGCATCCATATATCGGTTCAGCCCGAAGTGTTCTTCCACGCTGGTCATGCAGTTAAAGGACGGGTCAAGCTCCTGAAGGTCCAGGTCGCACAGGTGCGCCATGATGTTCATCCAGGTCTGTTCGGCAAAGTGATTGGGGAACAATCCTATGGGCGGCTGTGCGAAGATCCCGGCAAAGCTTTTCGTAACCACAAAGACACCCGTGTTAACGTAGAACCTTGGCTCGATCTTGTAACCAAAAGCCTTGGCCAGTGCCGTCATTCCCGGCTTGCGGTCAAGGTAGGCACCTTCGTCAAAGGCGCAGAACTTCTCGACATCCTTGGAGATGTCAGGGCAGTCCAGAGCGACCAGCACATCAGCGTCAAGGAAGGTTACGACATCGTAGCCCTTGGTCGTCATCAGGTGCGGGATGATAAGCTTGCTGTACTGAACCGGATGCGCCAGCGGCTTCTCGATGGAGATAAAGTCCTGTTCGTGCCTGCGGCAATACTCCTCCATGCGCGGCTTGGTCAGCTTGAGAACCTCCAGCCAATCGTCCCCGAAAGCCTGCGTGACCACAACTTTCTTCATGCCACCTCGCAAAGTTGTTCGTCGGCTTCCTCCATGAGAAGCTGCTCGGCAAATTCCAGCAGTTCCGGCTCGGGGTTGGCGATGTCTGCGTCACCGTGGCAAACCGTGATGCGCGAGATTGACATATCGTAAGGCACGTCCGCCATGACGTGTTCTCGGTAGCCCTGCGGCCCGATGTCAATGCGGTGCGTCTTGTAATCGCAATCGCCCCATGCCGTGACTTCGCGGCCTCCCCAGATGAATGTTACTTTGATGTCCTCTATTTTCCTCATAGTCGTGGTACTTCCTTTTTGATTTGCGCCCAGGCAAACAAGGCGCGGACCAACGCCCTTTCGAGGTGATCCGCAGCCGTTTCACCGTTGTTGTCCGGGCAAGGCGTTGACTTCTGCAACTGCAACATGGCCGTGGACAAGTGACGCATAGCACGACCTATATGGTAATCATGCACCGGCTTGTCAACATGAAACCATTCTCCGTAGGCGGATTTCTCCGAGCCTTTGCCCATAACGCGCCACGTTATATCCTCGGCGGCTTTGCCAAGTTCCTCGATGGTTGGTGGCTTCATAGCTTCATCCCCGGTGGGTTGTACTTCTTTGACCACGCCCAGACCTTGAGCATGGCACTGAAGGCGATTCCGGCTTCGTGCAGTTCCTCCTCGCTCCACTGGTGGATCACCAGCGTTTCGGGATCGTTGGCCGCCAGGACCACCGAGACGCACGCAGCTTGGGGGTTATCCGAGGCTATGCGATAGGCCCAAAGTTGGGCGCAGTCGCTATCGTAGAACGGATCGTACTTCGGGTTTACCTTGCGGTTTTTGAGGTCGATGATCGCGTCACCTATTCCCTTCAGCTTGACGTAGGCATCGCATCGTCCAGCGTAACCAGCACCAACCAGTGCTTTTTCGCACCAATAGGTTCTTTCGATATTGTCTTCAGCCCACTCTCTAAACGTCTTGATATACGGTTGTAGTTTCTGGTCCTTGGAACAATCACGTCCAAGTAGGATATGCTCCATTTGTTCGTGCATGAGGCTCCCGTGCAACGCCGCTTCTGTTGTGACCTTCTTTGATTCAAGCAAAATTCTTTTTGCGTACTCTTCATCGCTTTCCTCCTCAAGTATTGGAAACTTTATGCAAGCTCTTATGATTTGTTCTTCTTTCCAGCTTTGAAGCTGGGGCTTTGCCGCCACACTCAGAACGCTTGTGACCGATGGGAGCAAACCCATCTTGCGCGCGTCCGTAACCGTGGTGTTGCGCTCGTTGCCGTTCTTTCCTATGACAACGTGGGCGGACTCGCCTTCCTGTGTATACCAATGTCCCGCCTGGTCCGTTTGGACCAGACGGGATTGGCTAGGCTCTTTCTGGGTTAGGGTAAGAGCCATCTGATTAGAACGGCATCGGGTTGCCGTCTGCGTCAGTGCTGGTGGCAGCCTTGACCTGCGGTGCCGAAGACGCACCGGACAACTCCTTGCTGGAACGGATCTTCTCTTGAAGCCATTCCGGCAGTTCGCTGAACTGACCGCCATCACCCTGCTCGATCTCGTAAAAGACCTGGCTGTTTTGGGTGGTGGCCGGAGCCTTCATCGACTTGGGCAACTTGGCGATGCCTTGGATCGCGCAGTAGTTGCGTCCGGCTTGGCTGGTCTTGTGAACCAAGGTGAGCAAGCAAGCCTTGCCCAAGAGGTTCTTGAGGCTGAAGCTGGCAAGCTCCTTGCTGGTGAACGCCTGACCGCGCCAAGTCTCAAGGTGCTTCCGCAAGGTCGCGCGCTCGCCAAGGCTGCGGGTGAGTTCGATGGAAACGACCATCGGCTTCGTCACCTTGGTCGTCTTGCCGTTCTCCGTCACCTCGCCTTCGATCACCTGTTCGGGCAACTCGAAAGCCAAGCGGAGTTTTGGGGTCCACTTGGTCTCTCCGTCCCAAGTCACTTCCTGAGTGCCGAGATCGACCAAGCTGAATAGAACGCCCACGGTCGCTCCGGCTTCGGGCAACTGACGTTCCGTGTTTTTGGATGTTTCACTGATGGTTAGGCTCATGTTATTTTACCTTTCTATATTTGGTTTGGGTTTAGTGGGGTGGAAGGCATTACAAATCCTTGGGCTACGGTCGTGGCAACTGGTGCGGTATGGATGACATCGACCGTGAAATTGGGAGGGGCGATATGACGGGCGATTTCGCAAAGGTCGTCGGCTTCAATGATGGCCAGCCACTTCTTCTCTCCGTTGCGGCGAAAGAACACCGCCGGGATCTTGCCCTCCGGCGCATCGCATTTGGCCTGCGCCATCCATTGTTCCGGCTTGATCTGCTGGCAACGCTTGACCTCGCAGTGAAATGGAAAGTTCGCGCAGACCACATCCCCTGAACCGCCTTCTGGATCACCGGCGTATTGTTGGGTGCGCCGTGCTTTCTGCCAGCCTTGCTCTCTTAGGTAAGAGGCAAACTCCCGCTCGCCAGCCGCGCCTTTGCGTCTTGAATTGATTGCCATGCCCCACATTGGGGGCGTGTCAAAAATGAGTCAATACTTTTTTATGTCTTCGTCAAAGCAGGCTAATAACCCAGCACCGGTCATCTTCTTGGCCACATGGGGGTTCTGGCGCAACCACTCGGCGGCCTCTTCGATTGTATATACATTTTGTATATACTTTTCGAACAGCCGCCAAGCCTGCTTGGGGGTCAGAGGTCGTTTATGATTCGCCATGAGGAACCTGAATTTGGGTAAAATTTCTTGGTGGTGGTGCGACATTCGTGCGGCTTTAAAATCCAGAATAAATCCTCATCCATCGCCCAGCAGATAATATAATCAACCTTGGCCTTGGTGTACATCACCTTCCCCTGATGCCCGGAACTCGTCATAAAACGATAATGAAGTTTGTCGTGTTCCGGCTTGCTGGTGGTCTTGATCTGGATTCGGTGAAATTTTCCGTTGCGCTCGGCCACCAGGTCGTAGCTGGAAAAATCCTCCATCGGGGTCAGCACGCTGTACCCGTTGCGGAAAAGCGCACCGGCCACACGGGCCACGCCGACTGCACCGATTTGTCTGGCGGATAATTTCATGCTTGACTAGGCTGGCGCGATCATCGACATTTTACGCATGAAAGCAATACTATTCCTAATGGCGGTGCTGGTGGCACCGGTGATGGGTGGAGAGATGGAAGACTTCATCGGTGGGGTCTATCAGAATGAAGGTTTTTATGCGGATTGCGGAGGAGGTATTGCGGTTGGCCCCGGCGGTGCGGTAATTAAATGCGGAGATACCTATCTCACGCCAACCGGAGTGTATGTTAATGCAGGTGG